ATCAGAGAAATCAGAGAAAGTATTGGTATTCATTCAATAACTCTTGTTATATATTCTTGTAATCAGAGAAATCAGAGAAAGTATTGGTATTCATTCAATAACTCTTGTTATATATTCTTGTAATCAGAGAAAAGTGTTGATTCAATAAACTATAATTATTAATCTTCAATCAGAGAAATCAGAGAAAAGTATTGATTATATGATTTGTAAAACGAAATAAAGATGCTATATATATTATAGTATATCAAATGCAAATATTCGTGAAAACATTGACAGGAAAAACAATTACATTGGAGGTTGAACCATCTGATAGTATTGATAATGTGAAACAGAAGATTCAAGATAAAGAAGGTATTCCTCCGGATCAACAACGTCTCATTTTCGCGGGTAAACAATTAGAGGATGGTCGAACATTGACAGATTATAATATTCAAAAAGAATCTACACTTCATTTGGTTCTATAAGTAAACACCAATATACTTCTACAAAATTGATTTAAAATTTTATTAATTTAAATCAATATAATCTTTGAAAACAAATGACTCTTACTATGTCGCAAAATACGAATATGATTATGAATGATAATCGACGGAATATTATTCCTTATACGGTGAGTGTCGCCATCAAGTTGACATCTCCACCGTATCGTGCATTGTATTACAATTTTAATTCAAGCATCTCAACGAAGAATATGTTTGAATACTTATCTACAAAAATACGTAACGAGTTAGGGTTAATGCCATATCAATATCATATTGTTGTATATGAAGATCCTCAAAATATACCATGCGACAGAAATATTATCGCTCCAATCGCCGAACAATTTAGACTTAATTCTAGAACAAATAATTCAATAGTATTATGTATTAATCTCATTGCACAAGAAGAACAAGAACATCCATCTATTGCTGAATGCCCTGTTTGCTTAGAACAAGAAAATCCTAGCAGACTCTTCGTTCAAAGATATATATGCGGTCATCCAATTTGTAGTGATTGTTTTCGTCGGTGTATACAATCAAACAATCGCGTATGTCCTTTGTGTCGACAAGCAGAATTACAAATATAACACTTTAATTTTCCAAAAGTGGAACTATGTTATCTTCTTCTCTAATGACGATAATTGTTCCTTATTATATACAAAATTACCTGTAGGTTTGTAAGAATTGATAGGTGTAAATTTTTTATTGGATTCTGATTGAGCAGAAGTAGTATTTGTTGATGTGATCGATTTACTAAAAAAACCGGTATCATTTATTGTATCAGAATTCGAAATATCTGTTCGTTCATCATTTTGTTGCTTACCATTTTCATCGACAATAATACCAGTCTTCTTTTTCAGTTCTGCTCTTACATAAGAAGGAACAAAATGATTCCAACATATAAATAATGTATTTGGATGGTAATATTTCACATGAAAACCATTTTCCATTAACTTGTTTAAAAGATATGCTATACAAGCACCTTGATCATATTTTGGAACACCAATAATAACTTCTGGAACAACATACCAACAAAAATGTTCATCTATTTTCTGTCTAGATGTAGTCTTTATTTTTACATGAATACGATTAAGCAACTTATTATATAATTCTAATTTATTCAAATCATATTGTTTTTTCTTTTCGTATAATTCATCTAAATTGAGCTTTTCAGAGAAATCGTTAATATTTTCAAGAGTAAATATGTTTGCCATAATAAATTATAAACAGAAGAGTTTATAATTTACAGGTTTTTACTATATTTCACTTTCTTACCCTCAAAGTTGAAAATATAAGTTATTATATAATAATTTATATAACATCAAATGGTAATATGACAATACAGCATTTAGTTATGTCTGGAGGAGGTCCTTCTGGAATAGCAATGTGTGGTACAATCAATTCTCTCTTAGATTTTAATTATATGAATATAAAGGATTTGAAATCGATACATGCAACTTCAGTCGGAACATTAATATCTTTATTTCTGTGTTTCAATAAATTAGGTATCGATTTTGATTCAATTCGTGATTATATTGTTCATAGACCTTTTCATGAAACATACAAGATCAATGTTCATAATATTTTAAATCTCTATCACAAAAAGGGATTTTATGACGAGAATGTTTCTCTGATTTTTTTTAAACCATTTTTCGAATTATTAGAATTATCAAAAACAATAACAATGTTAGAATTGTACGAGTTAACAGGAATTGAATTATATTTCTATGCATTCAATGTCAATCAAGTAAAATTAGTTCCATTTTCTTTCAAAGAAACACCCGATTTACCAGTTATTTATGCAATATACATGTCTTCCACTGTACCAATTATTTTCAGTCCTTATGTATATATAAATCAATGTTATATTGATGGTGGGTTTTTATGTAATTATCCATTAAATCAATGTATTGAAATGAATAGGGAAAATCATGATAATGATAATGATACGATACTTGGTATATATAACAAATACGATAGCACGAAAAATGGATATATTCAATACAATCAAGATTGTAACATCATCGAATTTATAGCAGTAATATGTTATAATCTTATTACCTACATCAATAGTATATTATTTCCTCAATCTCATTCAAAGAACAACATTGTAGAACTACCGATCTTATTAAATATGTCATTTACATGTATTAAAAAATTATTATTTCACAATGAAGAGAGGCTATTATTATATGAAACCGGGTATAGCCAAGGTAAAAAACATGCCCAACTATAATGCTGTATTCAAGAATTGTGTTAAATTTGCTGATGTAATTTTTGCTTCGTAATTAATAATTTGTCCATTTTTAAGTAACTTAATCGTAGGGAATCCATCCACACTATATGTATCCATTAATTTATCGGTTTCCGCGGTATTTGTTGTGCAATTTACATCTCGAAATAAAACTCGATAGCCATTTATATCTTGATTATTATATTTTTCTTTCACTGCGTCCCATTCGGGTCTTGCCGCCTTACAATGAGGACACCAATCTGCCGAAAAAAGGAATACTTCGGCGTCATTACTATTGCCACCACCGGATGAATTTGCGGCAAATGATGGAACCTGTTCTCTATTTGGTTTATACATTTCTTTTACTTTGGGAGTCAAATACTTAATGTAAATGTAATAAACTATAAAAACAACGACAAGTAACGCGAGCACTAATACTGCTATCATTCCTACATTTTTGAATGAATATCCGTTCGTTACATTTGTAAATTTATCTCTAAAATTATACATATAATTATATATATATAATTTTGTAGTTTTTTTTAACGAAAAAGAGAGAAATAAATTATGATAACGGTAATCCTAAATCGATATTTTTTAATTTTATATTATGTTTTATATAATATGAATAAAAAGACGAAACGTAGAACCAGTCATTCTCGCAATTCTAAAACAATTAAAAATAAAATATATACTGAGAGCGAATATAGCAGTGGTGATGGATTTTTAACAAGTGTTTGGGGACCTGCTATATGGCATTTTTTACATACAATTAGTTTCAATTATCCTGTTGAGCCGACTACAGAAAATAAAAAACATTATCGTGACTTTATTCTTAATCTAAAATATATATTGCCATGTAAACACTGTAGAGACAATTTAGACAAGAATTTTAAAACTAATCCATTAACAATGGCAGAAATGAAAAATAGATACACATTTTCATTGTATATATATAAATTACATGAAGTTATCAATAAAATGTTAAATAAAAAATCGGGGTTATCTTATGAAGATGTCAGAGAAAGATATGAACATTTTAGAGCAAGAGGATGCGATGTGATTAATAAAAAAATAAAAGAAAAGGGATGTTCTACTCCATTATATGGTAAAAAATCAAAATGTATTATAAAAATTGTTCCTCAAGAAACAAAGGCTGAAACATTTCAATTAGACAAAAAGTGTATAAAGCGCCGATTTTTGACAGAATAATCATAATTAAATATTATCTCTATTAATTATGAATCTAATAGATCAAATTGTAAATCGCATAAAAAACGTGCATTTATTTATTAAAGAAAATACGGCGACTGAATTTACTAATATTAATAAATGTATAGATTCTACTAAAATAACTCTTTTACCATATCATTTTTTAAATACATTAGATAAAAAATACATTCTTAATAGATTTATCATAGAAGTTATTATATATCATGTTTTATTGTTTATAATCACGATTTATCTACTTCATTTAGTTGTTAAACCAATTTTTAATAATAACAAATTAAAGGATGTGACAGATATTTTTTTAATTTCGCTTGTTCCTAGCATATACTCTTATATGAATGGGAATACTTTATGGAATGGTTATATTATAGCAAATATAATTTCTTCGATTACTGGTTATCTTGTCATTACATATATGGGTAAATATTTACGTTATATATTTCTCCAAATGACAATCATCATCATTTCTTTTGTTTTTATGATATTATTTAACTCAATAGATGTTACAGCAATAACATATGGATTGTCCGCTCATAATTTAGTAAACAAAATCGGTACTGATTATATATATAAATGGTTACTTTACGTGATTGCATCATTTATAATATTACAAGTTGTATTGTATACAAATGATACCATTATAGCATATTATAATTTTCAATATAAAGCACACAAGGATCAACTATTAAATTTATGAACCATATGTAGAATATGGACTTAATATAGCACTAGGTAAATCTTCATTGGTCGAACTATAGTTTGGAACCTTTTTACATTCAAACTCTGATTTAGGACATCTTCCACATGGAGGACAGGGTGCACAAGTATCTGTTTTTGATCTAACCGCAGCTAGTGGAGCTGGACATGATGCTGGACATACTGGTGGAATTACTTCAGTTTTAAGTATATATAGATCTTCTTGTCCAGGTGGTATTTGATTAGCAGGTATTCCAGGCGGTAGTACATTTGAATAATCATATTTATTCTGTTGTTGTGGTTGTTGTTGTTGTTGAGATAAAGGATAAGAATAAGGTGCTTGATAGGTTGATTGAACATTTGCATATGTTGAATAACCAGGATATCCTTGATTTTGTTGCGATTGTTGTGATTGTTGAGATGATGTGTTTTGTATAAAATAACTTGTTCCACCACTAGAATCTATGAGTTGTATCAAATAATTGCCATTAGGACCTTTAGTTATTTTTGCTGTGCCTCCAAATGGTCCATAGAATATAGTATTTTGTGTAATTACAGAAGAAGGTTTATTGTTAGTGTTTGAATTTGATGTCGGTTTTGAACCCGTCGCAACATTTTCTTGATTGGAATCATCCAACGAATAAGAATATTTGGTTACATTACCAGCCAAATCTAATACAATAATTTCATGTTTTCCATTTAAAGTAAAAATTTCAGCAGTGTTACCATTTGGTCCAGTAAACTTTCTCTCTATAATTTCTTCGCCATCAATATATAATTTATTTGTCTCTTCTGTAACACCACTACTTGAATTATTAGACGTAAACCCTTCTCTATAAACTCCTAAACTTACAAGCAATACAAAACATAACAATATTATAATAAAGATATTTAATGGTTTTTTTATAAAATCACTGAAATAGGTCATATATTTATATTATGATAATATTATTGTTATTTAATTAATATAAATAATTGGATGTATATTAAACATACATTATCATGACAACATTAAAGCAAAATTACATGGAAGAATCACAACAGATCGAAATAGGTATTGATGAAGTAGGACGGGGTCCTTTATTTGGTAGAGTCTATGTGGCGGCAGTGATTCTACCTAAAAATAGTGCAGATTTTCAATACCATCTGTTAAAGGATAGTAAACGATTTCATTCCAAGAAAAAGATCAATATGGTCTCTGATTATATCAAATCCAATTCTCTCTTTTGGTCTATTCAATATGAAACAGAAGAGATGATTGATCAAGTTAACATTTTACAAGCAACACAACAAGCAATGCATAAATGTGTTCGTGATATTCTTGTTAGATCTCAAATGAATATAGAAGATATTATGCTATTGGTAGATGGGAATTACTTTAATAGTTTGAATATATATAATAAAGAGAGACAGCGATTCGAATGTGTTTCTCATGTATGTATTGAAGGTGGAGATAATAAATATTGCTCCATTGCGGCAGCATCAATTCTTGCTAAAGTTGCGAGGGACGAATACATACACGATTTGTGTGTCGAAAACCCCGACTTGATTGAAAAATATTCTATTGATAGTAATAAAGGATACGGAGCACAAAAACATATTCAAGGAATTAGAAATCATGGTATTACAATTTGGCATAGAAAGAGTTTTGGAGTTTGTAAAGAATATAATAAAATTGATTAAATATTAGTTAATATACTTACTTATATTAACTAAGATGAACACGAACATGAANGATTCTCAATTGCCTCGATATATAATGGTTTTCGACTTCGAAACAACTGGATTGCCTAAAAAGGCATGGACGAATTATTCGTTGAATCCGACAACAGATGTGAGAACTGGACATTCTATACCCGCATCAAATGAATCAGATTATCCTCATTCTGTTCAATTGTCTTATATTTTATATGATATAGAAAATGAAACTGCCAAGATCTTTGATGAAATCGTGAAATTAACAAATGGAGTTAATATTACAGCAGAAAGTCAAGCAATACATAATATTTCATTAGAGAGAACACAAGGGAAAACTCGACGAGTGAAGAATCGCCAAACTGGACGTTACCGTCTTCAGTATAATTTGACGATTGAAGAAATTCTCCGCAAATTTATGCCGGATTTTCTCAAAGCAGATATTATCGTGTCTCATAATATTCAATTTGACAGAAATATGTTGCTCGTTGAGATGGATCGTATTCGACGATATAAGCCTGTATTCGATACCTATATACAAGAGGTATATACAAGCAAGAAGATGTATTGTACTGCTAAAAATGGAGCATATGTGTGTAAGATTTCTGCTTTAAATCGTTTTGGAAAAGAATATTATCGAATGCCCAAATTGATTGTTCTATATTCAACACTATTTGACCACAAATTGAATGATGCAAAATTACATAATGCTCTATATGATGTTGTCATCTGTCTGCGATGCTTCTGTCAAATGCAGTTTGGCGTTGATATTTATGGACGCAACTCGAAGATTACTGCTTTACTCGATGATCTTACTGCTATTTAATAATTATTGGTTACCCACACAATATGATAATAAATTTGCTTTTATAAGTGATAAATATTTATAATGGGTCAAATTACCAGGTTCAATTGCCATATTCTGTCCCCATTCATTCCAAGAATTGATTAATAATATATTATTTTTATTTTCATCGATTGTTTCGCTGTTACTATAATTTTTTAATACTTTATTTATAAAAGTATTTTGATTGTAAATATCATTATTAAAAATTTTATTAACTAATTGTAGTTTATTTGGTATATAAAGACGAGCACTATTATCAAAGTCAAAAAATATACAATTGCTTTGATCATCTAATTTTTGATTGATATATTTACTGTAATCTAACTCAGGTGTAGTTTTATAGTTTGGATGAAAACCATAATTATTGAAATTCTCGTTCTTTTTTGTCATGTTATTTAAATATAACACAACTCCATTGAACCCATTATCTATACATTTTTTATTTAAAAGAACTTCAAATAATTGTAAATCATTCTCTGGTATTAAATATGGATGATGAATATAAAAAACAGGCTTATTATTAATTTTATAATAATTTTCGTGTTTAAAATAATCAATTAAATTATTTATATTTTTATTAAAATTATCCACATCATATATATTTGTAATATTATTTACAATATTTTCATTATTTGACCAGTCTTCATTGTCCCATATAAAAAATATTTTAAATCCATCTATTTTATTTTTAAAAAATAAATTATAACTATTCTCCATTAATGTATTACGATTTGTAATCGAATTTTGTGAAAACCAATAATAATATACAGCAAAACCATATATACAATAATTTTTAGCAATACTTATTTGTCTGTTAATAATATCTTCATTTGTTAACATATAATCTAAAATATTGTTTAGATTCAACTCTGTAATTGATGGTGAATCTAATTTATTTTTTAATCCACTATTGAGTGCATCTAAGTTTGTTATATCAGTCATACCATAATAAAAAATATTATTATTTTCTTCTATGGAATGAAACTGGGGAAAATATATGGCAAATGGTTTAATTTTTTTATGTATATTTGATGACATATTTTCTTCATACGAGTCATTAAATATAAAATTATAAAATTCATTGTATTTTATAGTAGTATCATTACATGATAAAGTATACTTACCATTATTTTCAATAATATAATCTAACCATTTCTCAAAATTCTTGAATAATTTATAATAATTCGTATATTCGGCTTCATTATCTATTACCTTTATATGATGTTTATTTTCTACAGATAATCTTTCTTTAAAACATCCAATATTATTATATAAAATAGGTAATCCAGAATTAATACTTTTTGATAAAGCATAAGAATATGTTTCTCCATACATATTTAAATGTAATAAACCATGCAAATTATATCGTAACATTTGAATATTCCAATTATCTTCATTATAATTTATGTCAGTAAAAATGTTAATTTTATATCCTTTATAAAATTTATACTTACTTTTTAATAATAATACGTTATTTGATCCTTTATATTCTGATAAAGATTGAAAATGTGCAATATTTATAATCTTATTATGTATTATTGGTATATTTTTTGTGTCATTTTTAATTACTATATCATTATGATTATACACAATACAGTTATTTATAGAAAAATATTTGCTATATTGATTGAGGGTAAAATTAGATGGGTGTATAACTAGTTCTGCGCTATTTAGTAAACGAATGATACTTTCATCTATATTTATATTATCACGTAAATAAATATTTTCATAATATTTATCTGGATTACGTTGATCATACTTTAAATTTGTAAACCAACAAAAATCATGTATTGATATAATTAGTTTAAAATTATATTTATTTTTAAGATTTAATATATCATTCGGTAAGATATTTGTAAGTATAATATGTTGTAAAAATATTATATCAACAGGTTTAAAAACAAAATTATACAAATCTTCTTTATCTTTTATAGTTATAAATTTTACATCTATATAATGATTTTTTATATCATCTAAATATTTTTTACTTCCACCACCAACTATATTACTTATTATGTAAACTTTTTTGGATAACGTTTGATTAGATCTTACTCTCGGTATTAAATTTTGTTTATATTTATGTATATTTTTACTATTTGTTATATTTTGTTGTTGTATTTGAAGTTGTTGTATTTGATTTTGTCGTTGTAATTGAAGTTGACGTAATTGATTTTGTTGTTGTATTTGATTTTTACGATGTAATTGAAGTTGACGTATAAGTATATAATTTTTGTTATTTTGAAGTTGAATTGGTTTTAAAATTTGGCGATTTTGTGAACGTAAAAATATATTATTGTTGCCACCGTTTGGAATATTTTTTTTATTAAATAAATAATTGTAATTATAATTCATATATTATAATTACAAATATTTATTTATTGAAGATTTTACTAAAGTCTTCAATAAATAAGTTTCATTTTGTCTATAATATATTTTAAATGTCAATTAAGCAGAACATGATTCGCAACCAATATCTTCTTTTTGTGTGACAATTACCGTTTTTGTCGGTTCTATTGTAAACTGTTGTGCTTGATGCTTCGCTTTTCTACGCAAATAATATATTCCCGTTTTCAAACCTTTTGTCCATGAATAGAAATGCATAGAAGTTAATGTATTATAATTTGGATCTTCTAACCATAAATTCAAACTTTGACTTTGACAAACAAATGCACCTCTATCAGCCGACATATCGATAATATGTTTCATTGGTATTTCCCATACAATTTTATACTTATCGCGCATATGTTGAGGTAATACAGTCAATTGTTGAACACTCCCTTTGTTCGCAATAATATTATTCTTGATTTCTTCATTCCATAATCCCATATCGATTAATTCTCTCATCAAATATTTATTCGGTAATATAAACTCTCCTGCCATTGTTCGTCGACTATAAATATTGCTGGTAAATGGTTCAAAGCACTCATTATATCCAAGAATTTGTGATGTACTTGCCGTAGGCATTGGTGCAACCAAAAGAGAATTACGAATTCCATTAACTTGTATACGTTTTTTTAGTGAATTCCAATCATATCTGTCGGAAGGAGTTACATTCCACATATCAAATTGTAAGATGCCTTTCGATGCGGGTGATCCTTCAAATGAACTATACGCGCCAGCACATGTATCATCTAAATTCAGTTCTGCTAAAATAGAGTTTTCAATAGAAGGGTCTAATTTTAAATCTAAATGATATATGTATTTTGAAACAAGTGTATCTGGTTTATCATTAGATATGACTGCCTCAATCACTGGATTTTCATGAATGATTTCATTCAATTGATTCATATACTCTTTTCTCTCAAGAGAGAGATCACAACTCATTTCTAATGCACCATGATAAATCGTCTCAAATATATTTTTATTTACTTCTTTCGCATTATCACTATGAAACGCAATATCCATTAACACAAATGTATCTGCCAACCCTTGAACTCCAATACCAATAGGTCGATGTAATAAATTGCTACGTCGTGTTTTATCTGTTGGGTAGTAATTAATATCAATAATTTTGTTCAAGTTACGAGTAATGACTCCAACGACATGATGTAGTTGGTCGTAATCAAATGTTTTATCTTTTTTGACAAATGCCGGCAGAGCAACACTTGCCAAATTACACACTGCTGTCTCTTCTTCATTTGAATATTCCATGATTTCTGTACACAAGTTACTGCTTTTAATTGTCCCCAAATTCTTCTGGTTAGATTTATTATTTGCAGCATCTTTATACAGAAGATAAGGTGTACCTGTTTCCATTTGCGAATCTAGTATTTTATACCATAAATCACGCGCCTTTACTTGTTTGCGAATAGCATTTGGTGCGCTTTCATATTGTTCATATAACTGCTTAAACTCCTCACCATATACATCAGATAATCCAGGACATTCATTTGGACAAAAGTATGACCATAATTCGTCAGTTTTAACACGTTCCATGAATAGATCAGGAATCCATAATGCGTAAAATAAGTCACGTGCTCTCATATCTTCGTCACCATGATTTCTCTTTAATTCTAAGAAGTCTTCAATATCAGGATGCCATGGTTCTAAATAAATAGCAAATGAACCATTCCTCTTTCCAGACTGATTGATAAATCTTGCTGTATCATTAAATACTTTTAACATTGGAACAACACCAGTAGATGTTCCATTTGTTCCTCGAATGAGAGAATGATTTGCGCGAATATTATGAATATGTAATCCGATTCCTCCTGCATATTTCGATATTTTTGCACAATCCTGAAGAGTATTAAAGATCCCTTCTAGACTGTCTTCTTCCATTGCAAGTAAATAGCAAGATGATAATTGTGGTCGTTTTGTTCCTGCGTTAAATAGTGTAGGCGTTGCATGTGTAAAATATTTCTGTGACATAAGATCGTATGTTTCCCTGATAGCAGAAATATTATTACCATGAATTCCAATAGAAACACGTAACCACATATGTTGTGGTCTTTCTACAATTGTTCCGTTAATTTTAAATAAATAAGAACGTTCAAGTGTCTTCAATCCAAAATAATCAAATAGGTTATCACGGTCATGAACAATTATTTGATTAAATAACTCTTTATTTGTATTCACCATATTGTATAATTCTTCAGAAACCAATGGATTATGAACATTTGTAGAATCGGTAAACAGCCACAATTGTTCAATTACTTCAGAGAATAGAGTAATTGTATTTTTGTGATGATTACTCACGAATATACGCGCGGCTAATATTGCATAATCAGGATGCTGTGTAGATAGCGCAGCACATTGTTCACAAGTTAATTCGTCAATTTTGGAAGTAGATATACCATCATACAATTGGTCAATTACCTTTATTGTTAAAGAAGAATAATTAAGTTGTATATTAGCATCGGTCCCTTGTTTCTTAATACGGTTTAAAATTTTATCGAATTTGATAGGTTCTGTTAAACCATTTCTTTTTGTAACACGCATTTCTCTTTCCATAATTCTTATTTTATTAATTATGTAATTTTTAACTCATTTGGTATATGAATAATATTGAATATATATATATATGTTAAAAAATTACTATGGATTCATATTCTTAACAATATTGTTACTGATTATTATGTTTTATCCTTTAGTTATGTCTCATATTAGGAGCCGATGCGCATGTAACAATGCGAAAGTAGAACCATTCGAAACATTAAAAGGTGGAAATTATCCAAAAAGTGATGAAACATCAATACTAAACTCTTATCCGTCCACTGGATATAAGGTTGTAGATAGCGACAATTATTCAAGTAATTGGCGATATTATCCAGTATTTAGTTTAGGTTCTTATCAGCAGATTACGAATAACTTACGATATTACAAAAATCCAGATAATGGGCTATGTTCTCCCGCCGAATTTTGCGGCGATTTTTATCATGATAAAAATATATATCCCAAGTCAAATATTACTTTGCCTTTACCACCAGTATCGAATGATAGTGGAATACGGGTGAATTATTATCGAACAAAAGAAGATCTCTTCTTAAGCGATCAACCTGGACAAATGGTAGAACTTCCTGCCTTTTAAGGCACTGTGCTTTAAGTTATTCTATAATATAATATAAATTACACAAATCAATATACTATTTTTTCCATACTTCAAAAAAATTAGATTGACAGGGTCCCCAACCTCCACTTTTTACATAATTTCTATAAAACCCATTTTTTGTTAATACATTATCAACGTATTGTTTGTGAGTTATATCCCAATAATCATTTTCCATAATTATCAAATGAATATTATTTAATATTTCTGGAATATCCATTAAAATATAATAAAAGGCACCCTCACAATCCAACACTAATGTATCGAACTGAATATTATATTTTGACTTTAATTCGGTCAGTGTAATTGTATTTACCCATTTATAACCGTCTAATAATATATCACTTGGTATGGTATCCCATCCTCGTTGAATTAATTTTTTATTTGATAATGCTGATGATTCGATATGAAAATGAAAATTATTTAGATCTCTATTTTCTGTCAATTGAATTGCTGTATTATTATCACATTCTAACGATACAAAATTTTGTTGTTCCACAATAGAAGCAATAATTAACGAATTTCTTCCTATGTTTCCACCTATTTCCAACACTTTTTCATTACCAGTTAAATATGTAACTGTCATAATTTGCTCTGGAAATTCATCATTTAAACTACCATGTTTTATATTTAATTTAGAATGTATATTTGACAATTTATTATTAATATAAGTATCACTTGTAAGAGATATTGTATTATTTGTTATATTTATTTGAATTGTATAATCTTGGGAATAATTATGTAATATTCCATCATCGAAACTAATTAATATTATTTTTAATGTTCCAAATAATGGATCTGTAAAGATATTTGCTCTGTTAGAATCACCTGATGGAATTGTAATAATATCATTCTTTTTTAATTTTAATAAACAAATATTAGTAACGTCAATATTATGGTGAATTGTTCCATATTTAATTAGCATATATGAATATATAATATAATAATATAATAAATTTATATATAAAAGTAATTAAAAAAATTGAATTGTTTTTAGATAAAACAATTCAATCAACTTATAATCAAACAAAATGCAAAATCAAAATGAGACAAACGAAACAATTATTAGTGAAATCTTCCAGGTTCAATTTAAAACATATACGCAACAGCAACCTCCTGAAATCAACCTGAGTCAAAGGTTGCTGTTACTGTGTACAACAGAGGCGGAGCCTCCCACTTCGGGAAGTGGAAAGGTCGAACTAAAGGACGCCGAAAAGGTCAATCCAAAGGATGTCGAAAAGATCGAACCAAAAAACATAGCAAAAAAACACCTTGCTTTACTATGGGAAGTAGAAACAGAAGAAAATAATATTCAAAATAATCTACAAATACAAATACGCACAATAATATCAGAGAAAATATTCAAAATAGAAAACAACTTTTGCGAGGAGAACTAGAAAAAGTATTGAATTGAATGGATACATTGAAACAAAATAAACCATTGAAATGAATAATTTAATGTATTTTTTATTTTTGGATATAAGTTAATTAAAAACTTTAATTAACTTACCTAATTTAATGGAATATTCTATAAATTTAATATTGGCTTTTTCATATGGTATTATATTTAAAATATACGATGATATTATAGATAATAAATTTAATGTTAATATTTGTTATTTAACTTTTTTAAAATATTTTGTGATAACATTATTTTCTATTTTATTTTATAATGATATAATATTTTCTATTTTATGGTTTGTTATGGCATTTTCATCTTTTTTAATGGATAAATATTATACTAATAATCTTACTGATAGTAAAAATACTTTAGAACAGAAAGATTTTGCTTGTATGAATGAGGATACTTGGTTTTATTCCATGATTCTTTCTGGTATTTTTATTTTATTTCATTTATTCATTTATTTAAAAAATAATAAATTAAATGAAATAAATTTATGTGATTATAAGAATATTACATTATACATAAATATATTTATAAATATTATTATTGTATTAAGTGATATTTATTTTACACCAGAACACTCTAGTGATAAAAAATTATATGCAAGAATATTTGTTCTTATTTTATTATGTGTATTTTTTTATTATATGACATTTTATTCAATGTATATTTATGAAGGTAATTATAGTATTTTATTAATGAATATTGGATTTTTAATTGGATCCATATGTTTTTTAACATTGAATAAATTTAAAATGTTTGATAAATTTAAAATAAAACTACCCCATTAATATTAGATAAATCAGGATTATATTCATACACGTTATATAACGCAATTATATAAAATAATAAAAATATTATAAATAATAAAAATATATAATTTTTAAGTATATTATAATAATTGTATAAAATATATTGAGATATTACCATACAACCTCCTCCCACAATAAATGTATCATATAATAAAACTAATAAATGTTTAACGCCTTTGTCAAAAGATACCAAATAATTCATATCCCAATACATAAATAATACACTAAAAAAAATAAACCCTTCTAGTAATGATTTTTTAGGAATAATAATATAATAATATGTAAATAATAAAGTAAAATAAGAAAATATAGTAAATATAAAAATCCATTTTAAAGTGAATTTATTATTTATAGTTTTAAAATAATTAATTTTATAACCTTGAATATCTGAAATCATATTTGAATAAGGAATTATTTCTGTAATACATAAAAATAATTGTAAAATCATAAAAATCATTACAAAAACAATAAAATTTTTATAATCTATCTTCATAATATATTTATCATCATATTATATTTTTTCTACATCATTTATATCAAATTTATGAAATGGTAAATGGTCAAATATATAATCTAATTTCATTTCACTTAAGATTTCTCCTTTTAATTCTGTTAATTTGTTATAAATGATATCAAATAGACCAGTTTCATTAAACAATGTTAATATCTGTATTTTCCCTTTTGTTGTTTTGTTTTTCATCATTTCGATCACGTTTGTCTCATTCATCGTTTTAAAATAAGTAATTAAATAACTGATCTTTTCTTCATCAAAATCTTGACAAAATCCTTTTTTTCCCCAATATTCTGGATCTGTTAGATTGATATAATCATCTCGTATTTGATAAAATATAGATAATTTAATTAACAATGTTTTTACAAGTTCGTGTTTTTGTTTTAAAATTACATTTTTACTTTTATCAATTAACAATTCGAATTGTATAATAAAAGCATACCCTGTTTTATATACCATCATCGTTGTATAATCTTCTAATGATGGAATAAATTTATTTTGTGTATAATAAATATCCATCCCTTGTCCTATATGAATATACTTCAAATACTCTATTATTTTGCTAACAGTTTCTTTCTTAAAAGCAGTATGTATTATATGTAACGTTTTAAAAATTTCCAAATAACCGGCGTTGATTGATAATGGAATACCGTATTTAATATGAGCACATTGTTCATTTCGTCTTAACGTACTATCATCTTGTATATCATCTATTACGAGAGAAGCATTATGAATATTATGTATTAATGAATTTATTAAATTAGTATCTTCTGTATTTACCTGTAATAATTTACCAATAATTTCTCCTAATATTCTTCGAATGTCTTTTCCTTTTTGTTGTTTATAATATGTAACTGGTTCCAATAGGACTGATTCCATTATTTATAATTAATATATTATAAATAATAAATATACGCTTTCTGTGTAACAGTAATGTAAATATAATATTTAAAAACAATATAAATGATTTTTCTCTTTATATTGTTTGTTGTATTTTCGGTACCCGTTTAGTCGGCGCTCGATGTTCATATCCAGTTATTCTCTCTTTCTCGATGATCTTCCAAAAGTCGCTCATTATTGGAACAATGTCAGTAAACCATTTTTTATTGCGTGTAACAAGGACACAACTCAGTTCATCTAGTTTCCAATAAATATGTCTTATCCAAGTCAAATCAGTGCGTGTATCTAACATTTCTTCGATCAACTTCTCTGACCACGATTCATATTCAGAATAAGACATTTCTAGTGGCGTATATATATATAAGGGTATTCCAGTCATATTATTGGAAAAGTAAAGTATAACTCCTTTTCTCTCTCCATTTCTAGAAGTAAAGAGAGAACTATCGCTATCTGTTAAAAATGTCAACTCATTCTCATATTCTACAAACCTTGTCTCTAAAAAATCACATTCGTCCAAATCACATGTTTCCATTTGTAGTTGCATTTGAATCCAATACTCTTTCTTTGGAATACCAGTTATCTCTCTATTGACAATATTTTTGATTTCTAACATACGTCCATATCTATTATTTGTTGGATCAATAATAATACCATCTGGCGATGCTCCAATAAATGAATACTTATTGTGCTGAATACAACCGAACTCTCCCACTTTGGTTTTATACATTTGTTCATAAAATAGAAGAGATAATGGTTCATATTTCTGTCCCCAATGAAGAGTTGTTTCTGTATTTACATAACAGATCTTATCATTATCTTCTTTTAAGGTCAATGAAAGATTACTATTACATTTCTCATAAATGAGAGAGTTTTGTTGTGCATTGCTTTCGAATATTTTATATGCATTACTTGCTGTGATTAGATTATTTCGAAAAGCATACCATTCATCAGTTCTCTGATTCGGTTGTGGCATTGATGACAAATATGCTATTTTTTTGGCAATTACGCTTTTTTCGATAGAATATGATAGTATAATACTGTCAGAATAAGAACGACGTGTATATATGCCGTCATAGAACATAGGTATAACTATATCAATGAATTCATAGATAGTTTCTATCTCATCTTCTGTGTCCACTTCCCCAATTTGAACTTTAAAAAAGTTGATATCTTCATTCAGAGAAAGCTGAATCAATTCGATTACAGATTCAATCATGTCATCTTCAAAAGAAGGATCGCTAATGAGCGTTGGATGTAATTCGATATAATCATAAAATAATTGTAATAACATAGAACATACTTCTTCTTCATTCAAAGTAGTCATGTTATTCTTATTATAATACATTATTAATTTTTATATGATATATATTATTGTTTAAAGAATAATATACATCTACGATGGTTTTACATAAGTAGATTATGATGTCGAAGATACACAAGTCTGTACAGAAGATGTCGATACAAGTTCGACAATTTTATGTTTCAATGTTCCACGTATCTTGGGAGGAGGTAGATTTTTAAGAGTATGTATTCGTGCTTTATCAATATTTTTGAGACTAAATGTTTGTGTCGGTTTATCATAGAGTAAAGGAGGTATATCTTTTACTTCTTTCGACTGTTTATCATATACAACATCTTTAATACGCATCAATTGCTTATTTTGAATACAGTCTTTGAAAAATGTTTTTAAAATTTCGTTTTCTGTTGGTGTTAGTTTGTTGTGTTCAACATAAATTTCTGTATAATTTAATAATTTTCTCAGTTTACTGGAATTGTCCATTTTATTCCAGTTATCATATTGATTGTGTAATTTGTGATCTTCAAGAAATTTATCGAGAACATTTAAATCACTGATAATTTCAGTCTTGTGATCGCAAATGATGTTTCCACCAGTTAGCATTGATTTGTATTGTATGTTTTTCAACTCAATACACTCGTCAGTTTTAAAATTCATCTTACTTATTATATAACTATAATTTTAACTTGATTTCTTTAAATATATAATTATAATATTATGGATGATGCGACAAAAGTAATTGATATTATAGGAACTGGACAACGATACCAAATGAAAAATGCAATGAAGGTTCCAAAACAAATTATTGCACTCAAAACTGTTGAAAAAATACGTGATGAACCAGCTTTCTCTCTTTCTCTCTTTTTGGATAATAATCAAAAGGATCATTTGATTCACATTATGAATAAGACAATTCCGCCTACAGCAGTATCACTGTTCATTGAAAAACAATTGAAAAAGAAAATTGCATCTTATAAACAACAAGATATCATTAAAAAACGACTTGATCATGTTACATTTGTCACATTAGAAGAAGTTGTTGATATGATGAATCAAACAGAATTACATTGTCATTATTGCTCTGAACAAATGTATATACTATATGAGTTTGCTAGAGAGAAAAAACAATGGACTTTAGACCGAATAGATAATCAGTTAGGACATATATCGACGAATATCGTTCTCTCTTGTTTAGAATGTAATTTAAAACGAAGGCGAATAAGAAAGGATGCTTTTCTATTTACTAAAAATATGAAAATTGTTCGTATTAATATCGATAATGATTAATTCTGTAATTTTTATAATAATTTTTACTTTCATTAATGAAAAGAGAAATTAGTTCTTTTATTGAGAGAACAAATATTAATAATATCAATATCGAAAGTAAAATCCCAAAAAATATTATTCAAACTTATAAAAATAATCATATTCACGAATTTATTTATAGCAGTATTATGGATATGTTAAAAATTAACGATGATTATAACTATATTTTTATAACAGATGATATTGGCATCGATTTAATAAATAAATATTTTGACGAAAATATACTTAATGCTTTCAATAAATTAAACGTTGGAGCAGCAAAAGGTGATTTTTTAAGATATATTGCAATGTATGTTTACGGTGGAGTATATTTAGATTTAGACAGTAATATTAGTATTTCATTAAATTCATTTATTGATCCAAATTTAGAACACTTATTTTTCTTAGATGGAGATTGTAATATACAACAATGGTGTTTTATGACCGCAGCTAACAATCCTATCATATTAAGAGTCATTCAAGAAATGGTAAAACGTATTCATGCCAAAGAACAAAATATTTTTATTGCAACTGGACCGACTTTATTTACTGATGTTATTTATAATGTAGTTAATAATTCTTCTTATTATAATGTTACGCAATTATTTTCACATAATGACAAATACACATCTTTTATTGATAATAATAAATATGGTAATGGACTTATTTTATACGAATACACGAAAAATCTCGATTTTTTTAACAAGTTTCAATTTAGAATGAAAAATTATACAGAAGATATGTTATATAATAATGACAAATATATTGTTACCTTCAATGAAGAAACTCCTCTACTTTATAAATAAAATAATAAAATAATAAAATAATAACTGAAAATTATATTTACTCGTGATTTCTATATTTATTAAATATTATTATAAATTAAATTAATGCAAGAATTAGTTTGGAGTTATGGAGATAAACCACAACGATCACTACGACGGCGTTCAGTAGGACAATCGCAAATTATCAAAGATAATAGTATTAGTGTAGAAGAACGTAAAACCTCTAATCATGTTACAGCAAATCGTTGTTTACTAGAAAATGAAGATCAACTCTCTTTAAAGCATATTGAGGATGAATGGACGAAATCGAATAAGAGAGAAGAATCATATAATAAAATGTCTGAAAGAGAGATGATCGGACAAAGAGGATATAATCCATTCAATCCAACTAACAATTATTTTGACAATTTACTAGAACATGAGAAATACGTAAAAAATAATTAAATCAAATAAGTATATAAAAGAAATATATATCTTTCATTATATCTATGTCATCAGTCACATATAGCACTCAAAATGACCTATTAATGAACACACTTATGGAATTTTATAAACAAGATGATAATTTAAAACGGATTCTAAAAATTATTACAGGAGAGACCAAAATTTCACTTCGCATTGTGGATTGGTTTGCCACTAATTATGCAAAGAAAAATTTTACTCTATATAATATTCTCGATAAAAATGGTAAGGACAGGCGATTCAAAGTATATGTCGATTATAAGTTGAAATTGAAGGCATATAGTAAGAAGAATTTTGATCCATTTTGTCGTTGGGAACGAATTAGTATTCCATATGAAAATGGCACACATATCGAAACAACTATTGGACAACTTAACTTCTTTAAATGGACTTTGGAAAACAATATTATTCAGTTCATTGAAGATAATTATGAAGAAATCGAAAATGACATGAATAAGCGAAATAGTACGAGTAAGAGAAAAGATGTAAATTCTAATACGAATAGTAATAAATCAGAGAAATCAGACACTTCTGCGAAGACTAGAAAAAAGAGAGAAGAATTATCTATTTCGGCAACAAAAAGTATTAAAAAAGAAGAAGTCGAAATAATTGTGCGGTTCAATTAACTCAACTGTTTTCACTTTTGTAAAAAAAATGGAAACAGTTTAAATATTAGATAACTTATTTAAATAAATGGGTAATTCATTATCTTCTATAAAAAAAGTGAATTTTGAAGATGTTCAGCTTATTTGTCGACAAGCGTATCCAGGATCAATCATGATTAATACATTGGGAATAAATGAACAAAAGTGTCTGATTTATGGTACTATTTTAGCACAAGATGAAGAAAACATGATTAATCAATATATCACTTCGAAACAATTTCATACATATATTATTATTTATGGAAAAAACTGTAATGATGATGATAAAATATTTAAAAAATATAAACAACTTACAAATCTAGGTTTCAAAAATATCTATATCTATTTAGGTGGTCTTTTTGAATGGTTACTACTACAAGACATATACGGAGACGGCGAATTCTCTACGACATGTAAAGAACCTGATATATTAAAATATAAAACAACTTCTATATTATCCCATAATAATAGGTTACTTACTTTTCAATAATTGGGTTTTATATATATTCGCAAATTTCAATGATCCATTTATCCATTTCCTTGTAAACTCGAAATGGTTTTCCACAACCATAAATATCCCCATTACAAATAAGTATTTCACATTTTTCTTTAGATAAATGAGGATCCATCTGTTGAAATGTATTCTTATGAATACCATGACGAAATATACCACAATTTAGCTTCTCAACCATTATGATTTCATTACAATGAGGACATGAAATCATAAAATCTATCTGTTCATCACACATATAATTTCTAAATATATAAATTCATAATTAATTTATTTAACTAAAATGTTACTTACGTAAAAACATACGAGTGCCGGAACAAGATCCTTAATCTTTTCTTCAGTCGTTAGATGGTTATAATCAACAAGTTGAACCAATCTTCTATTTTCAAGGCGCAAAGTTCGCTTTTCAACATTGAATAAATCGTCGAATTCAACCTTTACAAGATCTTTCTTTCCAAAAGAAGTTGTATCTATTTCTTGGTTCACTCGATTGATGATTGGTATGGCGTCGTCGATTTCATCTGTTATATCAGGATACAATCCTTTTTCTTTCTTTGGATTGAAGACATACTTTTCACCAGTATGTTGAACCCCATAAAGTAAAGCAAGTGCCCAAGCATCGTGCATTCCTACACACCTGGTTTCTAATGACTCGTCTTTCAGTTTGTTATAAATAAACCACTCAAAGTAGTCATCAGTCAAATCGCCACGAAATATAACATCATTTGTTGAAACAAATGAGTTATGATATAACCAAATTCGCAGTATCAATTTATGATACTCAACCATTTCTTCTTTACACGATGATGTATAACCAAATTCATTGAAACTTTGAATAAATTTTACACATTCTACCGAAATAAGATCCAATGTTGTTCCTGGTAGAGCGAGTTTATAATCAACCGCGATTCCTAGATCACGTAAAGATATTTGAGAATATTCATCTGAATTATATAACGAGTCTTGAATATGCGCCAACAATTTCAAACGAAAAATAACATCATTCCGTTCATCGTCAATTCCAATTTCAATGTCATTATTTAAAATATGATCTAATTTGACAACCGCGTCAAAAAAAGTATGGTTTACTTTATTCAAGTAACCATTAATTTCTGTCACCATATTTGATGTGCTGTATTCCGTCATTATTATACATTATTAATGTATCGTCTTTAAATGATTTAACAACTGATATATTGGTCACGACCTCGTCGCCTGTGACGATCTCCTATAATATCATGTATTAATTGCGCATTAATTGATGGTATACCCATTTTATGTATATTTACATTTCCATCCAAAATATGTATATTTGTTCGACTTTTGTCCAATGAAACAATCATATCATCATGATATTTCGCACACTGAGTTAAATATTCTAATGATATTGATGATTCGCCTTGTCTGGAACGAAGTTGAATACGCTCATGACATATCTCTGGATCTGCACGTATATAAATAATATGTTGAACTGGGTAATCTTTGGCGAACTCGTCGAATATTTGACAATATATTTGATAATTTACATCTTCAATATTTCCCATATCGTATAACATCTTTGCGAAAACTAACTTGTCTGTATGAAGACACCGTTCAGTGATAATTGTTGCATAAGGATTTGTCTTGACTATCTCTCTCAAAAGAGATAAACGACTAATAAATGCCATAATCTGGAATGAAAACGCATATCGAGGTTGATCTGCATAAAATTTTTCTAGCATTGTTTCACCTGTTTCTTTTTCTCTGATTTTTTCCCATTCATCAACTGGTTCTCTCAAGAAGATGACTTCTGAATCTTTATAGTATTCTTTCAAATAAGAGAGAAAGGTGGATTTTCCCGAACCAATATTTCCTTCAATGCTGATGATTTGTGTCATTTTAATTGTTGTTCTTGAATAAACTATTTTAAATACTTGAATCCTTTTCAATTTTTTATATTCTTTTTTATTAATAAATTAACATACTATTTTTCATCAAAAATTATGTTAACATACGTATACGTATTCGCTCTTGACTATCATTTCTTTTTGATATTTATACAATATTCATTTCTCTGATAAATTGTTACATTTTATATTGATTCTAATCCTTGATTTGTATTGTATTGTATTGATTAAATAAATTATAATTCTATTTATTATCTGATATAATTAATATATGCGCCCTAGATTTTTAATTTTTACTAATAATTACACTATAGGTAATAGAAATTATAATAATAACTATAGACCTAGACGTCTTGTAAATAATAACTATAGACCTTGTGTAAATATGTTTGCTCCAATAAAAAAAATTTTAACGAATCAACATAATCAAATTAATATAATTAATTCAAAACTTAATAAATATGAACCTTTATTTTTAGAATTTTACACCCTAAAAATGTCAGTTTTTGATTTAACACAGAAAATTGAAAAAATTAATAATTATACTTATATTTCAATTGAAGATTTAAAAAAGCAGATGTATGAAAATAATTCTAGTAATCAAAAATCATTTACAGATTTAAGAAATCAACAAACTGTTTCTGATTCTAATAATCAAAAATCATTTACAGATTTAAGAAATCAACAAACTGTTTCTGATTCTAATAATCAAAAATCATTTACAGACTTAAAAAAGCAATTAGATGATAATCAAAAATCATTTACAGACTTAAAAAAGCAATTCGATGATATTAAACCATTATATGATAAAGACATAATAGCAATTACAAAAATGGTGTGTGATGAATTGCGACCCAGCATAAACGAATTATTTTGTAATATAATTAATACAGAACAAGATTTGGATTTTTTATTTGAATATTTTTTTCATAAATCAAGAATCCAAGTAGTTAATACTTAAATTATGTTTTAATGTAAAAAGTATTCGAATCTTCAATATTTGGAGTTGACATAAGTTATATTCATAATAAATAAATCATTCATCAATAACAATAATATAAATTATAAAAAATTGATTTAATAATTTATATTATAAATCAGTTTAAACAAGCAAAAACAATCTTTACAATGGATATCAATCAACGCAAATTGAATAAGACTGAATGGGCAAATATTGAATTACCTATCTCTGAGAATGAGAAGGAAGTTCTGAATATAATCTGTCGTGGATTTCATGACACTGATATCAAATATAATAAACACGTTTCGCTGTTTGGATATTTGAAAGTCGACTATTCGCCAGTTATGGATGATTATCTCTTCTGTAATTACTTTCAATCCAAGATTGATGGGTTCAAAGAGTATGGATTCGAATTTGATGAAGATAAAACTATCAAATCAAACCCAATAATCAAAAAAGCGGATCAAATTCGTATTCAAAAGAATGATCCCAGCAAATTGACAGATAATATGGAAATATTCGAATATCTTCTTATGAACTTGGTGGATCATATTTTGAAAAACAAGAGAGAAAATGGTAAATGGTGCGTTCATTACTTTACACTCTACAAGTTGATAACAATGAACGTATTGCGTATCAATAGTCATGTCATGTTGTTCATTCGCCATAATATTATTGCGAAGTTTGAGAGCGAACTAAATATGACAGAAGTGATACAAAATTCGGTTGACTTCATTGAGAAGAACAAGTTATTATTACAATATTCTGATATTACTCTCTATGAGCATCAGCGAGAATTGTTTACAGTTGCGAAGCGTCAACAATCGAAGTTGGTTCTGTATATCGCTCCCACAGGGACAGGCAAGACATTATCTCCAATTGGTTTATCTGAGGGGTATACGATATGTCCAACAACGCAAGAACGCATTGGTCAACGTATCATCTTCGTTTGTGCTGCTAGACATGTTGGTCTCGCTTTGGCGAAATCTGCAATCTCAATGGGAAAAAAGATTGCATTCGCATTTGGATGTGAAAGTGCTGCCGATATTCGTCTTCATTATTTCGCAGCAAAAGAATATACGAAACATCGACGTTCTGGTGGTATTGGAAAAGTAGATAATTCAGTTGGTGAAAAAGTGGAAATCATGATTTGTGATGTCAAATCTTATTTACCGGCAATGTATTATATGCTGTCGTTCAATAAGGCACCAAATATTATTACCTATTGGGATGAACCGACGATCACGATGGATTATGAAGAACATGAACTTCATAGCATTATTCATGACAATTGGACGAATAATTTGATCCCGAATATGGTGTTATCTTCTGCGACATTGCCGAAACTGTATGAAATTGAAGCAAGCATTGCATCCTTTCGCACCAAGTTTCCTGATACAGAAATACATAGTATTGTCAGTTATGATTCAAAGAAGTCGATACCGATTATCAATAAATTTGGATATGTAATTGTTCCGCATCTGCTAAGTGATGATCCTGAACAAGTTCGTCGTATCGTTGACAATTGCCGTGAAAATATGACAATCTTACGATATCTTGACTTGTCAGAGATTGTCAAATTTATCATCTATATTCTGTCCAAAATTGCAGATTCTGGATTGAATGAGCGATTCCGTTCTATTGCAGATGTGAATATGTCATCAATAAAGTTATACTATATCGATCTATTGGAATCCCTCGTTGTAGGTTCGCCTCATCTATGGGCCAGAATATATAATCATTTGAACTTAAAGAAGGTGCGTCGTATTGAATCTAATCCACAAGTAGATGTCAAAGGTAATCAAATTCGCAAATCGGCGAGTGTTGGATCCAATATTGCTACTACTACTACTACTACTACAAAAATCGCTGGTGCACCGATATCCAGAACGCAAAGTGTTTCTCAATTGCTTCCTACAACAGAAGAACAAACCGGCATCTATGTCACTACCAAAGATTCATTCACTCTTACAGATGGCCCGACAATATTTCTCACGAACAATGTTGAAAAGATTGCCAAGTTCTATATACAACAGTCACAAATACCAGAAAAAGTGATGAATGATATTCTGGATAAAATTTCAGTGAATAACGCGATCAATGAAAAGATTGGAGAATTAGAACAAGAACTCGAATTACTCACTGAAAAATCATTGGCATCAGCAGATGCGGGTGGTGATGGAAATGAAAAATCAAAGAAGAAGGATAAAGTCAAATTGGCATCTGACTCAAACTCAGATGGTCGATCTATTGCAAAATTAGAGAATGAAATAGAAAGATATCGACAAATGATCCAGTCCGCCCAATTGAATGATACACTAATCCCGAATAAACTGCTTCATTTGAAGAAATGGGGACCTTCATCTGGCAACAATCATCGTGCGTTTACCAGTGATATTGATGAACATACTATTGTCGATATTATGATGCTCAAAGATGTCGATGACAGTTGGAAAGTTCTGTTATTGATGGGTATTGGAGTCTTTACAAATCACCCCAGTATTGCTTACACAGAAATTATTAAACGTCTTGCAAATGAACAGAAGTTATATATGATCATCGCATCAAGCGACTATATTTATGGAACAAATTATCAGTTCTGTCATGGATATTTGGCGAAGGATCTGTCTATTACTCAAGAGAAGATCATCCAGGCATTTGGTCGCATTGGTCGCAATAATATTCAACAAGATTATACGATTCGGTTGAGAGATGAAACACAAGTCAATAAGTTGTTCTACAAAGAAGAAAATAAACCTGAAGTGCGAAACATGGCAAAACTATTCTGTTAAAACAATAATAATAATATTTTATAAATCATAATAATATTATTCTAAGATATGATATTTTTTTTCTGTGTTTTTCTTTTGGTAATAACTAAATAAGCAATTTAATTTATATTTAAAGAAACAAAGAAAATATAAATTAAGTAATATGACTAACGCAGAAGAAATATATATTGCTCAATGGAATGAAACGAAATGGTTAACTGCGTCATCTTTATTATTTCTTATATCATCCACATATGCATATTATAATCAATTGTTCTTTTACTCTACATTTCTTTTTTTTACATCTACTATCAGCGCAAATTATTGGAGAAAAGCTACATATTCATGGCGACGAAATTTGGATCTATTTTATGCCAAATTATCGATTGCTGTATTTGTCTATAATGGAATCGTTCATATTAAATATAATAATAATAATTTCATTATAGTTGGAGGTTATTGTTGTCTTCTGGTTCTGCCTTATACATTTTATCTATCTGAGAAACTACACAGAGGGAATAATCCATTGTGGTATAAATGGCATATATTATTTCACTTACTACTGACATTTGAACAGTTTGTCGTATTAAATAGCATAATAAAGTATGAACAACAACAGAATTTACTTTAATGATATAAGACTTTATCGAGTCTTATATCATTTTTCAAATTACACAATTTACTTTAAAACTATTATTTATACTTATTTTTAGACTCTTTCAGTTCTTTCATTTCTCTCATTCTTTTTAATCTAGGACTTTCATAACCACGTTCCTGAGCAGCTTCGGTTCGTTGAACATATTCTTCTATAATTGGATAATCTTCGGCCTCGTTTGAATTATAAGTAAATCCATGTAATGGGAAAATTCTACCATTTTCATGAACACCATAACCATGATTATTCAATAAAATCATATACTCTTCTAGTGGTATTTTTACTAATTCTCCATTTTCATTAGTTATATATCGTTCTGGTATGGGTAGGTCGCCAGTATCAAAGAAAGTTAGAGGTTTACCATATGTTCCTACACCATATTTGGGAGTAATAAATCTGGCTTTTGTTGATAACCTGTTACGATTTTCTAATCTTTTCTTGAATTCTTCTAATGCCTTCTTTGCTGGAATACCGACTCCGTACAAGTCTAAATAATATTTTAAAAAATCTAATAACTCATTTACTGTTAAATCTTCTATGCCTTTTCCTGTTAAATCCTCACCGATGAGTGCTTTGATTTCTCTCAATAGTCTTTTAGTTAAATATGAACGATATGTTTTTTGTATTTTACTTGTTGCTTTTACCGTTCGTGGACTAGCTTTGCGAGTTTTACTATTATCTGAAGAGTTAGACCTTCTCGTGGCATAATTTGGTATTTTACGCATATTAATAATCATATTCATCAATTCATCAATTGTAAACTTTTCGATCTCGCTCTCCAGTATATCTTCACCAATTTCATCTTTTATTAGTTTTATTATATTTTGTCGAACTTGTGAAATCGTTGTTTTCGATTTCATTTTGGGACGTTTTAATGAACGTCTTGCTCTATCACCTCTAAACATTTTTTGTATACGAGTTGATGCGCGTTGTCTTGTGGTTAATCTACTTCTTGTCTGATTACCTCTTAATACACTTTGTATTCTAGTTGCGGCAGCAATTGATATTACGCCATATTCTTTTACTGCTTCTTCTTCTTCATTAGTAGCATGTATTATTCCTAATATTTCAGTTAATGTGTTCGACGAAGTTAAAATTGGAGTATTTGAACCAGATGTTCCGTAACTCTGGTCATCATCACCTTCATTGCCATCTCCATATTGTCCTTCTGCAATTCTTAATAATCGTCTCGGTGAAAAAATACGAGTAATTGTTAGTAATAAAACAAATCCCATAGCACTCATATATTCAGCTTGTTGTGGTGACGGTAATAGAAGCATTTCTGGAGGTGCTGGTAAATATTGACCTAAATTTTGTAACGGAATATTGCGAGAACGTTGAGGTGGTCTCGGTAAGAGTAGTCGTTCTTGAGGTGCAGGTAATTGAAGAGGTTCACTAGCTCGTTGTCTTCTCAGAGCTTCTGGAAATTGATTCATTTGAATGCTCGCTGTTGGATGATGGCGTTGTCTATAAGCGCGTTCTTCTTGCTCAACTCGATCGAAATCAGGGACTGGTGGCGTATAACGTGGATTGTCAGACATTGATAATAGTCCTTGTATCCCACGAAAATCTGGAATTAATATAGAAAAATCGTTTACATGATTTTCATTAATGAGATCATCAGATAAAGTTAACTTAAAATTATTCCATTGAAGCCATGTTCCAAAATCAATTGGTGGTCCAACCCACCAATATCTGAATAAATTATATGCATAAATAAATTGCGGACAGTTCACCTCTGCAAGTGAACCAGGAACAACACCAAAATTACGACACCACTCTGTTGCATCAATTGCGTTTATTTCTACATTTGCAGAAGCAGCATTTATTAATATTGTCAAAACAATTAACAATTTAATATTGTTTACTATTTTAGAAAGTGTAATGCGTCCTCCATATTGTGATTTATCATTCGATTTTGAAGAAGTATATGATTCTATGATTTTGTTATACATTTTCTTAAAAAAACTCGCAAAATTGAAATTTTTATTAGATAATACTTTTTTAAACTCATCTATAAATTCACTAATTTCGTTATCGAGTTGTTTTTCATCAATATCAATATTATGTTTTTTTATTTTATTTTGAATACTCCTTAATAGCTTAGGATTTAACTTAAATACCCGATAGATATTGTTTTTCTTTAAAGAGTTACTAATAAAATTGTCGACCTTAATTGTCATATATTATAATAATATTATAATGCTATTAATTGTTATCAAATTCAAACACATTGAATATATTTTGATATTCATCTAAATATATTTTTTCTTCTACATTCTATATTGTTTCCAATTTCATGTATATTTTTTCTTTTATATTTGTTATTCATAATAAATTGAATTAAGTAATTGAATTTTAATACACAGAAAAAATAATATGTTATTTATTTAAATAATATAATACATCTTATGCTTCTTCGATCATAATAATTGTTTCGCCTTCATACTTTGCTTTAACTTTTTCATTTAATTTATCTAGTTGCTCATCTAAGTCATATTCTTCTGGAAGAACCATTTTGATATTCAAACGCTTTCCATTTAGTATTCGTTTTTCAAATACTAAATGTGGTTTATCCCTCGCAATTATTAGTGATACATATTTAGGTAAGGTAGCCTCACTTTTTAATGGTTGTATGTTTTCATTTAAGTCATCAACAACCTTATTTGCTGCATCGAGTTTTGACTGGATAGTTATTTTTCCCGACTTAGTTGTACACCAGATTTTATCCAATTTTGGATGTTTTTCGACCTTGAAGAACTCTCTTGATCTTGTTCGGTCTTTGTCCAACCATTCATGATAATATACCACATATTTACGCATCATTTCTTGAGTTATTCCTTCTGGTAGGGCAATAGCACTCGTTTTTCTGGCACGTTTGGTTGCTTCCATAATTCCTTTTGTGTTGGCTTCCTGTTCTTTTCTCGTTGCGATACGCAAATTTGTCATCGTATTATTGAGCGGGTCGCGGTCAATATGGTCGACACTAATAACCTTCGTTCCCTTGCCATTCCCATAACATCCAGTAATGACCTGATGGATAAATAAATTACCAGAACTCAATATATATCCATTTAAATGCTTAAACCAAGTCATTTTTTTACCATTATTGTTTTCTGTTTCATAGTCCAATATTTTCTGATAACTTTCATGGCATAATTTACATATAGTATCTTTTTCACAATACATTAATATATATTCTTTATCGTCTTCTAATATTCTCCACATTGGATTTTTCATTACGCCAGCATGTTGTCCCAATGTATAATAATGTCCTTCTTTATATTCCAATACATTATAAGTTGCTTCTATATTTTTGGCGTAGAAATGAGAGATTCTGACATTTGATTGTCGTAAATCATATATATTTCCATTTTTGAATGTATAATGAACAGTCTCTGTGTTTACATGGAATATAAATTCCAAATAAGTGTATCTTTTATAATTACTACAATACGATGGATATATATCATCGTCATTGACAAAGACGAATTTTTTTTCAAAATTAATAATTCGGTCTTTCTCTCTATAATCAACGTAATATGTTTTGCCATTATAATTAATGACGCCACACATTAATTCTGTATTGCTTGAATATGTTGGTTTCATTTTGATGTTGTTTGTATTATTATTTTCTCCTTCATCAATAACTGATTCAATTTTTGAGTTCATATTATATTTTATTATAATATGAAGTTTTTATATTGAAATTAATATAAATATACGAATATATATGTATGTATAAAATATACACCCAATCCACTCAGTTGGAATACGCGAGCCCACCCATCCCCGACATGATTCTCAAAACATTGTAGTTAGTGGCATAAACACGAACCTTGGCAGTCTTTGTTCCTTCGACTGTTGCGTTCGACAACACCAATTGAAGAGTCGCATTATCAATTCTCGAGAAGTTACATGTTCCAGATGGTTGATGTTCCTCAGGTCGCAAAGCAAAAGAGTAAACATTGATTCCCTCATCAGGGTTACGTGTGTGGCATTGAAATGGTTGAACCCATGAGAAGTAAGATCCTTCACGCTCAGAGAAACGATCCTGTCCATTCAGTTGAAGCTTGGCAACAACAACTGGGTTCTGTCCCCAACAATGCATATCAACTGAAGTCTCAGAGAGAACAAATGTTCCAGCATCAGAGACAGAAGAGTTGGCATTATGGTTATTGTGGTAGACATATTGAGGAACTGCGGGTAATCCACTACCAGAACCAAATCCTGATCCTGTAATATCATTCAAATTGCCAGCTCCAACACTTGCCAATGCGGATTGGAGAGATGCGTTATTCCCCACAAAGTTGGGGTTAATTGGAACATTCTTTCCACCAAAATTGGGTTCATTGTAAGGATCATTAGGACCATTCCAGTATCCAGTAAAGTTGGTTGGAGTCCAAGCATCTTCTGCTCCTGCATCCTCGAACAAACCACGGGCATCAATGTAATTTCCAGCAGTAACTTCTGTTGGCCCACCAAAGGCATGGATCGCATTAGGTAACGCATCAATTGCATCAGTGTAGTTAAATGGTTGAGCTCCCAACACTTTAAATAAAAGAGCATCACACAAAAGAGAAGAACAGTAATCCACATTTTGATCAGGTTGGACAATCCAAATCAACTCCTTCACTGGGTGATTAAAGTTCAGCTTAATCTTGTTCGATGACGATCCAACACTTTCATCACCAGTAAACTGTAACTGTGTAATCAAGTATTCATGGGGATTCTGTGCAAAACGACGTCTCTCATCAGTATCTAAAAAGACATAGTCAACATATAAAGAGGCAGCAACCATAGACTGGTTATAGGCAATTGTTGCCGAAACCGTGTTTCCAATAGGTAATTGACTCGATGGGTTAGAACCATTAGAGTTACATGACAAACTAGTAACTGCCCACAAGCATTCGTCAATAGGTCGAATATCCAAGTTGATCTTCACTTCGTGATATTGAAGAGCAATTAATGGAAGAGCAAGTCCGGGATTACTGTTAAACCAAAACTGTAAAGGAATGTAGAGAGTCGTCTCAGGAAGAGCATTACGAGGAGCACAGACCTGTCTTGGCGCCAAAGAATCACAAGGACCATCAACATCGGCAAAAGAAGGATCAGTGATAAATGTCAATTGAGTTGTTTGACCAACCATCTTGAAATAAGCTCTCTCTTGTTCCTTGGTAATAGTCAATTGATTCCAGATATGCATCCAATCGCCATATTGACGATCAATGCGTTGACCACCAATCTCAACTTCAACCTGGGCGATCATTTGTTCACCAGGGAAATCTAACCATCTGGCATAAACAGATTGAGCACCCATTGCAAGAGATGTTGTATTTCCCATGTATTGATTAATTTCTGGAACAGTAATTTGAAGGTAAGTGCGATATGCTAAATCTCCATTACGACTAATTGTGCATGTAACACGACGCCCGAAATCCGCTTGTCCATTAAATGTTTGTTCAATTGATTCAATAGCAAAATTAGTATATCGTCTGTATGTCACTTTCCAAAAAGTAATTTGAGGATTGCCTGTAAGGTAAACATCTTGTGCGCCATATGCGACTAATTGCATTAAACCACCGCCCATAGTTTATATTATTGCTAAAGAAAAAAATTTCGAGTTTTAATTCAAAATTAATAATTACCTACACAATTCAATTTTTACACATTTTACAAAAAATTATTTAGAAAGCATATAGTCAAGATAATAAATTACTGGAATTAAAATTCTTTTTAATAAATGTTGACAAATATTCGTCCTTAAATATTTCTTTTTTGCCATGATGGGGTTTTGTAAATATATAAGAATCATCTTCTTTCTTAAGAACCCATCCATCATTAATTGCGTTAAAAATGAATAACATTTTTTGAAATTGAATATGTTCGATTTTTATGTTCTGGTCTTGTTCTAAATGAATATTTAACTCCATAATTTAAATATAGTATTTTATATTTTCACTTATACTTATTATTATATTACTTAATTAAGAATTAAATAATAAATATAAAAAATATATATGCCGTCTTTTAAACCGAAACCAATTAAACAATTAAAAGTAAACAGAAATGTTCTCTTTTCATTAGATACGAAACATAATGATTTTATCAACGAATTTGATCTAGATGAAAACGATAAGTTGCCTAAGTTACATTTGGAACTTTCAAAATTAAGTAAATCTGTAGAATCAAATAAAACCCTAAATATTGAACAAATTATGGATATGAAAGATAAAATCAGAGAAATAAAAAAACATATTTACACACTGGAAAACAGAAGATTAAACTATTATTTAGATAATTCTAAATATATATTCGACTACTTTGAGAATAAAAAAAGTATTTCTCAAGGCGAAACTCCTAATAAAAATAATATGCTTCATGCATTCTTTAAAATCAAAAAAAATGACACAGTTGAACCCAACAAAATAGAGAAGAAAAATCACAACATTTTTTCTAAATATTTGAGTAATATCGATAATTCATTTATCAATACGGATGACTATCTCAAACAAAGCGATATATGTTCTTATTGTCATAAAGGAGAATATATACCTATGGATGATGAAGGCGTATTAATGTGTAATGTATGTTTTAGTAATAAAAAATTTCTTATTGAAAATGATAAACCGTCCTATAAAGAACCTCCTAAAGAAATATGTTTTTATGCTTATAAAAAAATTAACCATTTTAAAGAAATATTGGCACAATTCCAAGGTAAAGAAACAACATTGATTCCTAATAACGTTATCGAAAGTTTAATGGGCCAAATAAAAAAAGAGAGAATAAAGGTCAATATACTCACATATAATGATACCAAATTGTTGCTGAAAAAACTGGGATACAATAAGTATTATGAACACATTAATTTTATTAAAGATAAACTAGGTATTCCACCACCCATTATTTCTCAAGAATTAGAAGATACATTATGTAATTTTTTTATGGAAATTCAATATCCATATGCTAGACATTGTCCTGATTATAGAGTGAATTTTCTTCATTATTATTATGTTCTGTATAAACTCTTCGAGTTGCTTGGCGAAACATCTTATTTAAAAGAAATACCTATGTTGAAAGATAGAGAGAAATTGATTGAACAAGATACTATTTGGCGCAAAATTTGCGAAGAATTGAATTGGGAGTTTATTTCGACTATTTAAAATTCCACTTTGAAAAAGTAGACGCCTACGGCATTATTTGGTTCAACCTTTCGCAAAGGTGGATTTTCCAAAGATTGATTCATTGCGATAGTTTAAAAAAACATCAGGTGTCGTATTTATAGTCGGAATATATTTTCCTCTATCTAAATCGAAGAATAAAATGAGTAGATACGTTGCATCTAAGTAAAAATTTGTTGGTTCACTCGAACCTTGTCCCGAATAATAGTGTCCTGACCAGCAGTGTTTCTGTCCGGTTATCGTAATAAAATTAACTACTTTATTATTTCTATTATTATATGTATGTAATGAATAATTCGGTTCATCAATAAAATACGCTTTTTTGAATTGAAAAATTGTCTTCATTTTTTCAACATAATTATTAATATTCGGTGTATATGTATTACTTGTTACATTTGATTGAACAGGTGGTCCGTTTATAGACGGATCAATCGTTTTCCATAATGTATTATTACGACGCGTTATCGCACTAGAGTTTATATAATTATTTCCATAATAAGGCATAACTGTATCTGCTGTTCCATGTATTATAAATAGAGAGACATTTTGAGGAGGTAATATTATATTGTAAGGAATAATTACACCATCTTTACCTTTGAAGCAATTTGATGAACTATATTTCCCAATATTTTCTCTGCTATTTATTCCAAAATGGGCGTCGGAACAAATACCAATTGCCTTTATATACGTTTTATAAATCGATAGATTCGAGTATAAAATAGCAAATCCAGCTCCATCAGATTTCCCAGTTAAAAATATTTGTGGCACATTTATACAATGCTTTTCAAGAACAGTATCTACGAATAATACATCATTTTGATAATCATCCGCGTATAACCAAGGGAATGCATTTTGAAATGAATATGTATTCGCAGATTGTTGACCTAAGAAAATGATGACAGGAGTTTTAATTTGGTCAAATTGTGTATATGAAATAAAGGTATTTATAGATTCTCCTCCTCCTGGAAAACATAGTAGTACTTTATTTATGCTTATTTTATTATGTGTTCTCATATTTAGAGTTGTATATTCTCTCTTTGACCCATTTATATGAATACTATGATTTATGTTGTCTGATAAATTGGGATTGTTATTTATACCTGAATGAATACATGTTGTTTCATTAATTACAGAAGGAAATTATACCAATAAAGATCTACCTGACATATAATATATAATTTATAACAAAACTTTACATGTTTATTATTTTTACTAAAATCACATCAATAATATCATATTTTTATTTATGTGATATTATTGATTAATAATTTACATTCTTATAACCCTCCTGGGAACCCCACCATATTTGCGCCTATACCGAATCCCGCACCTGTGCGAGTTGATACCCCTATACTTGGAACATAACAGTCTAATATACTAAAGGTCGCAGCAGCAGTTAATGCTATCAAAGATATTTCTTCTATATTTAATGATCGTTGTGGTATTGCGTATGCAGCAATGGCAACCATTAAACCTTCTACTAAATACTTTATGATTCTCTTGATTATTTCGGAAATATCAAACATTATATTATTTTAGTAGAAAATAATATTAATATTTATAAATACTTAAATATATAGAATACAAAAGAGTATATGAGTACAATCAATAAATCATCAACAAATAGTTCTAAAATTGTCGATTTATTAGAGGAAGATAAACCAATTGCTGGACAGAAATTTGTATGTGTATCTTTTGTATCTCCTGATAAGATCCTTAAAGATAAGCAACTATTTTACTTTCAAGAGTTTTTGAAATCATGGGATTTTAATAAAAGCATGGAAAAATCAATATTATTCCTAAACTTTCTTTCTTTTAAATATAAATTAAATTTCGATGATATTACAAATGATTTCAATGAATTTGTAAAAGAAGAGAGAGAGAAACTTATTCAAACTGCGATTGAAGATGATTTTAAAACATTTTTAGACCAGAATGAAGAAAAAATGGATAATAAATTTAATACTCAATACCATTTTCAGACATCTGTTCGTGGTTTAAAAATTCGTGGCGTATATCCAACACAAGAAGAGGCTGAACTACGATGTAAAATGTTGAGAGAACTCGATCCTAATCATGATGTTTATGTCGGTCCTGTCGGATTATGGATGCCATGGGAACCAGAAGCATATAAGACAGGACGCGTTGAATACATGGAAGATGAATTGAATCAGTTAATGCATGAAAAAACAAAGAATGAGAGTTTTGCTAAAAATGCATTTGAACAGCGTGTCAAAGAAAGTAAGAAAAGTGCGATTGAAGAAAATATTCGCAATGCAGAGAAAACCGGATCTTCTTTGACACAAAGTATTGATGCAGATGGAAATTTGGTCGGTATTAATAATGTTAATACACAAGAAAAATCACTTCTTGATAAGTCTAATGGTGATGAAATTTCTGTTGCGGATATTCGATCAGAGTTATTTGAAGGTGAAAATATTGTTTTGGGAAAATCGGATAATGGACTCAGTTTATTGAAAAGTGGGCCTTTTGCCAATAAAAAATAATTAAATATGTTACAGATTATATCTATTATTTATAGATATAATTTTACTCCATTGAAATATCATATTGTATTTTCTGCCGAATAACTTTATTCAGTGAAATATTATTTTTGATATACTTAATACTTGATTAATTATATCAAATATGTTGTGATTGGATTTTATCTATAATATATATTATTATTTATAACAACTTTACTACATTTACATTTACATGATCCTGTCCCTTGTGATCCTGTATCATAAATTATTGTTGTTGTTCCTGGTGGTCCTTGTGCTCCTACAGGTCCTGCTGGTCCTGTTGCTCCTGTTGCTCCCGTTTCTCCTGATCCTGTTCCTTTATCCCCTGATGGTCCTTTATCTCCTGTTGCTCCTGTTGGTCCTTTTGCCCCTGTTGGTCCTGATGCTCCTGACGTTCCCGATGCTCCTGTTGATCCTGTTGCTCCCGTTGATCCTGTTGCTCCCGTTTCTCCTGATCCTGATCCTGTTCCTTTATCCCCTGATGGTCCTTTATCTCCTGTTGCTCCTGTTGGTCCTTTTGCCCCTGTTGGCCCTGATGCTCCTGATGGTCCTGATGCTCCTGATGGTCCTGATGGCCCTGATGCTCCTGATGGCCCTGATGCTCCTGATGGTCCTGATGGCCCTGATGGTCCTGATGGTCCTGATGGTCCTGATGGTCCTGACGGTCCTGATGGTCCTGATGGCCCTGACGGTCCTGACGGTCCTGACGGTCCTGATGCTCCTGTTGATCCTGTTGCT